CAAGTTAGTAGGAGTAAATCCTGCTGTATATACTGCGGTGCCTTTTATTACTCTAACGTCATCTATGTTACCGTCTAGTGCTCCGCCGGCATCGTGTTCTGCACCAATGTAAACAGGTTTAGTATTACCGTAGTCATTACTGTCTGTATATGTGCTACCGACTTGTGTACCGTCTACAAAAAGTTTTGTGTCTGTTCCTGAACGTGTTAGTGCAATGTGATGCCAAGTAGTTGCACTTAATGCCGTAGTTCCTGTAATTACTGTGCTGTTGCCTACGTTGACTTTTGCATCAGCACCGTCTGCGTAAATCCAAACTGCTGTGTCTGTGTCTACGCCTGCACGGAAATCTGTAAACGTTTGTACACCACTAGTTGCATCCAAGTACATCCAACCTTCAACACTAAAGTCATCTGTGCCGAATCCAAAGTCTGCTTGTGAAGTAATTGATGCATAGTCACCTGTACCGTCTAGTAATAAACTAGCAGTACCCATTTTCTTAATGCTGGTGCTAAGTTGTGCATCACCGTTAGCAGCAATAGTTTTGCCGCCGCGCTCTGCTGCTGTTTCAAAGCCTACTACTTTTCCGTCTATATAAAACTTGCCATCGGCATCTTTGTCTGCAATAGTACCTGATGCTAACAGTGTAACTCCGTCGGTGTCATAATAAGAAACAGTTTCGCTTGCTGCAAAAGAGCCGCTTAGTCCGTCTACTCTAAGTGCAGTTTGTCCTGCACCCTTTAATCCATCATTGCTGTCAAATGCGTTAAAACTCTTGTTAGCAAAATATGTAAATGAGTTAAGCCACTCTATCCTAGCACCATTAGTTGCTGTAATTGCGTCAACGCCTGGACATATAAATGTTGCAGAGTGGAAAAGCATACTTGCTTCTTTTGATGCTGCGGTAGCATACGCACCGTCTATGTAAGCACCTTTACCTGCATCGCCTGCATTATATCCCCTTGGGTCGCTAGGATCAGAAGTAGTACCAAATGTTAATACTGTTACGTTTCTAATATAAGGCGAGCGTGTTGTAACTTCAAAGTCTGTTGCAAAACGGAATGCGTAGCCATTGTCTGGAAATACTCTAGTTCCGCCGTTGCAACTGAATGTCAAATTCTTAAGGAATAAATTTGCACCTAGGTATGTGTCATGCGGGACATCAGTAGTTACTGTGAGCACACCAGTAGTGTGATCGTAAACAGCATTTGATACATTTGCTATGGTGCTGTCATCTGATATAATTTCGCCGCCACTTACATAAGTGTGAGCAAATGGTGCTGTACCTACATTAAATTTTATGTTTGTTGTGTCAACAATTTCTGTTACAGCAAAAAAGTTTCCGCCACTATAAAAATCTTTTACTGTAAGGTCTTCAACAGTACTTTCGCCATTTAATAAAAATGCATCATTATATCTAGTTTCAGTAGTAGGCGAAATATTAACCGATCTAATACCATATCCTCTTAGTGTAACACCTGGTTTAACAGTTAACGGAAATACTTCTGTATAACTGCCAGGGTACACATAAACAGTTTCACCTGCTGTTGCTACTTCTAGAGCAGCCTTAATAGATGCTTTAGGATCTTGTGGGTGTGTTCCAGTGTTTAAATCGTTACCGTTTTCAGCAACATATAAAGTATTGCCAGGACGTAATGCTAAGTCTACACCGTCAACTTCTAATGCGTCGGTTTCAATATCTCCTGCAATAAAATTGTTTACCCAAATATTTGCCCATCTTTTAGAATCAGTACCTAGTGTGTAAGTATTGTCTTGATCAGGAATAATGTCTGACGCTATCTCTCCGTTTAGGATAATATTGTCAGTATCGGCGTCACCTATTGTAATGTCGCCGTCAGCAGTAATGTTGCCTGTTGCGTGTAAATTTCCGTACACATTTGTATCAGCAACAATTTCAACTGTACCAGTTCCGTTTGGTCTAAGTTCTAAATTGCTGTTAGAATCTGTAGTAGAAATAACATTTTGTTGTATTTTTATATTTTCAAATTGTGCGTTTCTGCCAACTGTTAAATCGTTAGAAGCAGTAACATTGCCACTGACATTTATCTCGTTTGCTGATATATTTTGTGTAGTAGTTGTGCCGGTAACTGTTAAATTATTGTTTATTTGAACATTATTATCCGGAATATAGATTCTACCAGTTCCGTTTGCTCTTAAAATTAAATCTGCATTTGATTCATTAGTTGTGATTACATTTGTATCTATATTAATACTGTCTATAGTTACTGAATTATTGTAAACAACTGTATCTGCTGTTGCAAGATTAAGTACAGAATTAGTAGTAGAAATAGTGTTACCACTAATAGTGATATCAGCAATATTAGCTAATGTAGAAACTTCTAAGTTTGTTGTATTTGTAGTGCCGTTGACCTCTAAATCATATTGAGGATTATTCGTGTTTATGCCGATGCGACTATCAGTTACATTTAGATATAATAAGTCTGTCTCAAAAGCCAGATCGACGCCAAGGCGTTCGAGGTTAGCCTTTAAGAGCGGACCGCTAATTCGACCAAGCGCCATCTCTTCTCCTCAATACGGGGATCCTGTCCCTCCAACCACCTTACGTTGCGGGTTGACCACAGTTTGTCCTGTTAGGTGAGGTCGCACTTAACATTAATAGTATTTATCAATAGTTAGGATTATAGGCTGATTAGCCTAAGATTAAAGTCCATTCGTCGACAATATTGCCCATCAGTTCTTCGCTGACAATATCTCCAGCAGGGCCTGTTGCTGCTACCCAGTCAGTGCCGTCATATACTTCTGCAATACTATCATCTGTGTTGTATCTAAATTCACCTTGTATAGCACCTGCTCGTCTACTTACTGTATCGCCTGCTGTAAATGCTACACCTCCTGTTCCGTCTACTTTGACATATCCAAAACCAGTATTTGTTATGGCTAGCTCGCCGGCTGTGGTGTTTGTTAATGTATTTCCATCTAGTGTTAAATCAAATATAGATAGTTTTCCGATTCCGTTTGCATCAAGATCTAGGTCAGAGTTTGAAACATTAGTAGAAATAATATTACTATTAAAATTAATATCATCGACTTGTAGAGCTTCAAAATTAGCACTGTCTGTTATGCTGAATCTTTGAATATTGTTTATAAAAAATTTAAGCGTGTTATCTGTTTCTCCAGCTAATACTTTTGTTGCATAATTATCAGAATATATTCCGTTGAAGCCCACATTTGCCAATGCATATCCTTCAAATATTGTTTGATCAGTATTAAATCGCAACGTTCCTGATTGTAAAATTTTAGTACTTGTAGGTCCAACTGGTATTTTTAATGCATCGCTTGAAGAAATACTTAATAAACTGTTTGGATTAAAAACTAAATTATCTGTATTACTTGATCTTATGGTATTGCTTTTTGCAGTTATATCCGCTAAAACTATATTGCCTAGACCTTCTCCTCGAAGTTCTAAATCTGAATTAGATACCGTTGTAGTAATAAAATTATCATCAATTTTTATATTGTTTAGTATTACAAGCTGGTTGAGATCAAATGCTGTATTAACTGTTACATCTTGTGCATTAATTGTTCCGTTTACTGTAAGTCCTTGATTTATATTAAGATTATCAACAAAAGTTACAGTGCCTGTGCCGGATGCTCGTAAATCTAAATCGGAGTTAGTTTGTGTTGTAGTGACAAAATTGTTTTTAATTAAAATATTTTCTAATTGATTTTGACCACTAACATTAATATTGCCGTCTGTAGTTAATTTACCAGTTACAGTATAGTTGCCTATTTGATTAATATTTCCAACTACGGTGTTTGTTCCTTGTATTACAACATTAGCCAAATCTGTGTCTAAATTAACAGATAAAGTATCATTTATCAATAAGTTATTGCTTGGCAAGTAAATTTCGCCAACACCGTCAGCTCGCAATTCTAAATCAGCGTTTGATATTGTAGTAGTAATAAAGTTATCATCAATTTGAATATTGTTTCTAACAACCAAGTCGTTAATATCTAAACTTGTATCAACAATTACATTTTCAGCGTAAAAAACACCATTCACTGTTGCATTATTTTCTATAACTATATTATTATCGGGTACCTTTACAATTCCTGTTCCGTTGGCTCTTAAATCTAAGTCTGCATTAGACACAGTAGTAGTAATGTAGTTGTCGTTGATTTGCACATCTTCAAATTCGGTAGCAGAATTAATTACGGTTTTTCCTGTTACAGATAATTTGCCTGTAACATCTATATTGCCTGTAGTTGTTCTTGTGCCAGTGTGTGTTAAATCACCGCTTAGAGACGCTGTGCGCAAGTCTGTGACACCATTAATAGTAGTATTATTGTCAAAGACTGCATTATCAGAAACATTTATATTTCCAGTTCCATTAGCAAGTAATTCTAAGTTTGAGTTAGATTGCGTAGTAGTGATAACATTATCGCTTATGGATATGTCATCTATAGCAAGTTCACTTAAAAATATATTTTTCCACTGCTTTGATATAGTGCCTAAGTTGTAGGTGTTTGTTGTTGCAGGAATAATATTGCTTGTAATTTCTGCTTCAAAATCAACAGTATCACCAGATGCGTTACCAAGAGTAAAATTAGCTCCATTCATAGTAAAGTTGCCTGTCATGGACAAGTTACTCTGCATATTAACATCATTAGTAAAATTAATTGTTCCTGACGCTGCTGCTAGATTGCCGTCACCTATTAATGCACTTATGGTATTATCTGCAATTCTCCAGTTACCAGTTTCAATTTTTTCTGCATTAATAAAAGTTTCATCTCCGCCTGTATTAATTGTTAAACTAGAAATTCCTGTAAGGGCTACATCACTGTCACTTAAACTGGTTGTTCCTCGTTCAAAGTCTACAACAAAAGCATCGCCAACTCTAAAGTTTCCGCCGGCGTCTTGGCTAGTATAATATATTTTGCCCGAGTTCAATTCAACAGTTTCGTTTTCTTGAATTACAAGTGTTGCATCGTTTGAAACATCTTTGCCTGTGCCTATGTAAGCAAAGTTATGATTAATAAGATACATAAGTGTTTCATCGCCGTCTGCTTCTGCACCATAATTTCCATATACACTTGCTGACCCAATTGAACGTAATTCTGCACCTTTGTTTATAGTGCTGCCGTCTTGATTTACTCTGCCTACAGCATCATTGAATGCATACAAACCTCTGTTTGCAAAATACGAAAAACAATTTAACCATTCAACTCTAACACCGCCTGTCATTGTAAGTGCATCAACACCGGGTGTTATAAATGTACAACTATGGAATAACATTGCAGCATCGGCACTTGCACTGTTTACGTCTGTGCCATCTACTAATGCTCCTTTACCTGCATCACCACTTGCAAAACCTCTCGGATCTGCTGCACTAGTTGCAGAGCCTTGTGTAATAACAGTAACGTTTCTAATGTAAGGAGAGCGTGTTGTTGTAATTGCGTTGCTGGCAAATCTAAACGCATAACCTTTATCGTTTATACTGTCGTAATAGAAATCTTTTATGGTGATGTCTTCGACTGTAGTTTCGCCTGTAAGTAAAAATACATCTTCGCTTTGAGTTGCAGTGTCTGGCCTAATAATTGTATTTCTTAAATCTAATCCTTTTACAGTTGTATTACTAGGAACAACAAGCGGTAGTTCTTCTTGATAGTCCCCGCTCATAACATAGATTGTAGTTGGGCCGCCAGGACTAGAGTCTGCAACACTTAAAGCGTGTTTTATTGTAGCAAACGGTCCTTGTGGGTGGTCACCTCTGTTAGCATCAGATCCGTTAACTGCAACATAAAATATATTGCCTACAGGTGTTCCAATATCTACGCCACCAACTGCTACAGCAGCAGAACTAATATCTTCTCCGTTTAATAAAACGGATTTTATTTCTGTCCATTGTTTAAGTTCTGACGCTAAATTATAGACTCCAGATTGATCAGGAACAATATTTGACGCTACTTCTGCGTTAAGAGTTATGTTGTCTGTGTTTTCGTCACCAATAGTAACATTACCGTCCATTGTAATATTACCGGTTGCGTGAAGACTACCAGTAATATTTGTATTTGAAAATATTTCTAAAGTACCAGTACCTGCTGGGGAAAGATCTAAATTACTATTGCTTTGAGTTGTAGAAATGTTATTTTGACTAATATTAATATCTTCAAATTGAGCATTTCTATCTATTTGTAAATCTTGATTGATAATTATATCAGTTGATGCGCTCGCTGTTCCTGTAGAATTAACAGTTTGAAAAATAGTATCTCCGTTAACTGTTAAATTTTGGTCTAATACAATATTATTTTCAGCAACTATATTACCTGTTCCGTTTGCACGGAATTCTAGATCTGAATTTGTAACGGTTGTGCTAATATTATTATCATTAATTTCTATGTCGGCAACTTGCAGTCGAGGAATATTTATATAGTCAGTTGCATTTACGTTAATGTTTCCGCTAACATTTTCAATAATTCCTGCACTAAAATCTAATGCTGCAATATCTGCACTTGTTGTAGATATTAGCGTATCTGTTAAGATAGTACCATTTACACTTAAATCTCGTGTAGGAGTTCTAGTGTTTACGCCTATTCTATTATTGTTTACATCAAGAAATAATAAGGTAGTGGCAGGGTTTAATCTATCGTTACTAAATTCAAGATTAGCACCGTTTCTTAAAAGATTTTCCGCTAGCAGCGGACCTGTAATTCTACCTAATTGTTGCGCCATACTGTAATCCTATATACAGTATTTATTGGATTTACTTGTCGAAGTTGTGAAGGACAGTAACTGGTTTTCCAGTAGGAACTGCTGTTCCAAAATTAACATAATAACCTGCTGGTTTTCCGCCTGGATTTTGCACTACGGTGTAATTAGTTGTTGAAATTTGAAATACATTTTCTACAAAAACTAAAATAGACTGCCAACTTTCAGGAGCAGGATAATCAGCGTCACCGTTGTTTAGTGGTCCAAAATAAGTTTCAACATCGTCGCCAACTCCTAAATTTTGCTGCACAATAGCTCTCGGCTCTTTAAATCTTAATTTTCGCCATTGCCCGTCTTGGTACCCTTCAAATTCATTTGTATCGCTGTTGTAACGTATGTAACCATTTTCAGGATAAAAAGGTCTGTCGCTGGTGCCACCTTTTGGCATTAACAATCCAGTTTTAGAATCTAGTATAACTTGGTCGTTAATATCGTATGATACTCCTGGACCTTGTATGCTTCGTAAATTTGTTGTTTGACGTTTTATTAATTTCATCTTATACTTCCATATAACTTACAGTTGCAACAAGATTTGTAGGAGACTCGCCTAACAATACAATACTATCGCCTTCTTCTAAAATTATTCTTTCAGAATCGAACGTAAATGTTTCGCCAGCTGGCAAGTTTAACGATCTAACAATCATGTTATTTTCAGCTTTTGGTTGACCTGACGGGATTAAATGCATATCAAAATTTGTCAATTCTGCTTCTTCATGTAAGGGATTTTGATCTGCAACATTGCAAACTAATATATTTGTTATAGCATAGCGAACGCCGGCAGGCACTGTTAATATTGCTGTATCTGTATTTGCTATTGCTGCGTTTACTATTGCCATTTTATACTTCCAAATAACTTACTGTTGCACTTAAATCTCCACCGCTAGGTAAAGAATAACTTACAAAAACTATTTTGTCGCCTTCGCTTAATACTAATTTTTCACTATCAAACGTAAATGTTTCGCCTGCTCTAAGATATAAATCTTTTATTACCTGTGACTCGTAGGGCAACACATCTGTAGAACCATTTGGAATAAGGTACATATCAAAATATGCTTTGCCTTCTTCTATATCATCTGGATTCGGAGTATATGTGTTACACACAATACTTGTTGTAATTGCATAGTTTTTTCCAGCAGGTACTGTTAATACTGTTGTCGGACTACTATCATCTGTAATTACTGAATTAACTATTGCCATTATCTATCCTTTAGAACAACATACTATAAACTAAAGACCTGTTGTTACTTATAAGTTCGTCTCTTGTACTAGAACTATTTACAAAATATAATCCTGTGTTACCGGTATCTTCGAGTTTAGCATATATCTTAACACCATCTTCTGGCTGTGCTGGATCAGATGCTACATCATCAACACCTGGTGTGTAATTTATATGCAGTTGATCGTCAATACGAACTGCTCCGGTTCCAACCGCTGATAAAACAAGATCTTGGTTGGAAGCAGTTGTTTCTATTAAACTGCCTGAAATTTTAATATCGTTAAGTTCGACCCTGTCACTAAAAAATTGTGCTACTGGAATATTGTCTATTCCGAAGTCGATATAACTAGGATTTCCTGTAACTTCAAAATCGTGTGTTTCTACATAAGTAGGAGTAACTGTGCCTTCATCTATTCTACTTTGGAATACTCCTGCAAAGTACGATGACACATAATCTACTAACGCTCTTGTATTAGGTAAGGTGTCGTCATCAAAGTTACCTCCGTCAAACGGATCAGCAACATCAATAGTATTAGGACCTGTATAGTTTAGAATATTAGTTTCATAATTTGTTGTTTGTGTAACACTTACAACTCCGCTTCCGCTGTTTATTAAATATAAATCACCGCCGGCGGTATTAATACTATTTGTTCTTATACCAGTTACATCGCCTAAGGCATCTTTAAAATGCCACAGGCCGTCTTTGTTGCTGCCAATCGTCGGGTCTAACCAGGATACGTCTTCATCAAAGACAAGCAGTTGATCTACAACATTTCCTCTATCAATTTGTATTCCCGACTCTCTTAAACTAACACCGTTTCCGGTTTCTCCGTCATTTAATATTATAATGTTGTCATTTATTGTAGTAATGGTGGATTCGATTGTAGTAGTGTCACCTTCTACAATCAAATCACCTGTAATTCTTACTTCTCCGCTGCCTGGTCCTGTATCAAGACGAATTGTCCCTCCAGTTTGTACAGTTAGAGTATAATTACCATTTGGTACAGTAAGAAATTTAGACATACATTACCTATTATAGAGCTGTTAAGCGTAATACAGTTTCTGTAGAATCGTCTTCTATAACCCACTTGTAACGGTTGTTGCTAAAATCTCTAGCAGTTCTGTTGTACAATTTCTTAATACGAACTTGTGTTCCAGTACCGTCGTCCAGTGTGCCGTTGATTGACATTTCGTTAGCGCCTAAGGCACCTGCTGCTTTATCAACTAATGTACAAACACCTACGTTTCCTTGGCTGTTTACAGATTCTAAATCACCTGGGGTAACGTTAGTTCCTGTTTTCTTATCGTTAACAATAAATTTGCTAGCACTGCGCTGACGTATAATCAAACCTTCTTCAGACTCTGTAAAAGAAGCAACTTGCACGTTTACTGTGATGTTAAAAAAGGTATCGTTAAGAGGTGCAAAACGTGCATCGTCTGCATCTGCTAATCTACCGAAATATCTTTTATTAATTGGTCGTCCCATTTTTTTCTCCTTAAATTGACGTTCTAGGTCTACGCGGTGGGGCCGCATAAGTCCTCATCTTTGAGGAACATCCTCATTGACACAAGTATTTATCTTTTATTTTAATGTTTGGATAAGTGCAGAAACAAGATCACTAATTAACGCATCACTGTGAAGAGGTGTAGGAGCAAATCGCAATCTTTCTTCACCTACTGCTACTGTTGGATAATTAATAGGCTGCACATAAATGCCGTGATCATTTAGCAAAGTGTCGCTATACTGCTTACACAATTCTGAATCACGTATCATTACAGGAATTATGTGTGTACAGGATTCAGGATGGACTTCTATATTTTCTCTATATAATTTTCTTTTTAGTTTTTTTGCTTGTAATTGATGTTGCTCTCGTAATTCATTATGATCTTTTAGGTATTTTATGCTTGCTAATGCTCCAGCACATAAAACAGGACTCATAGAAGTTGTAAAAATAAATCCGCTTGCTACAAGTCTTATTGCGTCAATTATTTCACTATCTGCTGCTATGTATCCGCCTTGTACTCCGAATGCTTTACCTAGTGTACCATTAACTATGTCAACTCTATCTTGTAAATTTAATTTTTCTAAGTAGCCGCCACCGTGTTCTCCGTACAGTCCTACTGCATGAACTTCATCTATATAAGTTATTGCATTATATTTGTCTGCTAAATTTAATATATCCTCCATTGGAGAAATGTCACCGTCCATAGAATAAACACTTTCAAAAACAATACACGGAGTTCCTTTTACGGTTTTTAATTTTTCTTCTAGGTCGTTCATATTGTTGTGTTGCCAAATTATTTTTTCAGCACCACTATGCCTAACACCTTGTATCATGCTAGCATGATTTTTGCTATCAGATAGGTATACTAAATCAGGAATAATTTGTTTTAGTGCAACAAGTGTCCACTCGTTTGCTACATATGCACTTGTAAATAACAGTGCAGATTCTTTTTTGTGCAAAGAAGCTAATTCGTGTTCTAATGCAACATGATAATGACTTGTCCCTGCAATATTTCTTGTTCCGCCGGAACCTGCACCTGTTTGGTTTAAAGCAGTGTGCATAGCGTCGATAACAATTTTATTCTGACCCATGCCAAGATAATCATTTGAACACCAGTTTACTATATTTTTAATAGCATACTTACTATACCAAATAGCCTTTGGAAATTCTCCTCTTTCTCGTAATATGTCATTGAATACACGATATTTTCCTTCTTTTTTCAGCTGATTAATTTTATCGATAAAAGGAGTTTTATCTATCATGATTTTTGTTCCATTACTCTAAGTATTTTTAAGATTCTATTGTGTGCATTTCTACTGTTTACAAGTAACATTCTACTATTGTGTATTAGTCTTTCTGCGTTTCTTTCCATATATTGATTCCAGTGTTCGATAGATTTTGTACATAATTTTTCTAGCTGGTCTGCAATCATTTCTTCCCTACGAAACATACTTATTTCTTTGTCATAAGAATGATCTATAACATCATCAAACATATCAAATCCTAATTCTCTTAATCTTTCTACTTGATACGGCACACCTAATACTAACGGCAATTGAAAATAAGCAAAGCACTTGGTTGTTTTTTCAGTAAAATGTCCTCTATCACTACAAGTATCTGATAAAATGTTCGGATCCCACCCGGTATGCGTTTCTTGTATAACATTAAAAACTGCTTTATCAAAATCGTACTGTTTCATATCCCATTGCGTTTGTTGGTCATGTGCTAAGTGCAAGGGAAATCTACTATGATATGCTTTTGGAATAGTTTCAAGATATTTACTATCTCTATGGAATCTATCTTTATCTTCTGCCGCCCAGCCGCAAGTTACAATACCTTTTTTATCTAGTTGTCGTGTTAATAAATGTCCAGTAAATCTTACCCTACTAGCTTTTGCTCGACGAGCTAAACTAATAAAATGAATATTTTTTTGTCTCGAATCTTCGTGTAGTGGTGGACCGTTGTTAAAATCGTTGTAAACGTCAAAAAATAAAGGACACTGAATATGAAAAAATCCTGGTATGTTTCTTCCGCCGTCGTATAAATTAAAACCGCCATCTATTAAAAGTATTCTAGCATAACCTAATTCTCGTAATGTAGTTATTACTGATACCCAACTAAATGTTGGCATACATTCGAATGGGTAAATTAATACAACATTTTTATATTTTTTCTTTTTGTTACAGCTATTATGAGCACGTAATGTGTGCTGCATCATTTCGAATTCATCATTACCTGTATAATCTATTATGTAATATCCTTTCTGGGGCCACGAGTCCCAAAAATGAGAAAAATAATGCAATGCATGAGGCTGATTATTCTTTGTATAGATTAGCATACTGATATTTATTGGCGTAGAAATTTTAGTCAAAAAAATAGGCTCCTAAGAGCCTATTTTTCCGTTTTAAAAATTAAAACTTAGCTGAAGCTTACATTACCAGATGTAATTCCAACTTCACCTAGGTAATCGCCTGCGTTACCTAAAGAAGAAGCTGTATTAGAAAGCTCAACATAACCATAACGTGTCATAAAGCTGACAACTGGCTCGAATGTTGATGGATCTAATACTACACCACTGCTCATCAATGGAATGTATGGGCAGTAGAATGCAGCCGCATCAGATTCTGAAGAACCTTTGTAACCAACAAGCACTGGTGTGTTGTCAGCAGCATAGCTGTCAACGTATACACGCATTGCGTTGTTTAGTGTACCAACCATCTTGGTGTTAGTTGGTGCTTCAAAAGAACCTTCAGTAGTTCTAGCAAACGCAGAAGTAGTTGCTGACTGAAGAATTGTTAACGCGAATGGCGAAACAACTGCCCAGTTACCAGCACCACGTCTTGTACGTTGTGCAATTAAGTTACCTACTCTGTTGATCTGAACAGCAAGAGCTGCGTGTTCGTCACCAACAAATGTAGCTGTACCACTTACAGCAGCCTGGTCATATGTTTCATATGTACCTGCTAGTGTACGTAGGCTTCCAAGTACCTCTTGATCAATTTCAGCGGTAATTTCTTGAGCCAAAGCAGCCATAATTTCTGCTTCGATATCAATACCGTGCTGTGATTGAGCATCTTGGGCTGATTCAAAAGTCCAGCGAGCTGATAGCTTTCTTGACTTTGCTTCAACAGTTTGCTTCAAGATTTGAATGCTTAGTTTCTTACCTGGCTGTCCTTCAAGAGCTGCTGTAGCTGCTGCTTTAGCAGTTGAGCTTGAAGAATTAGCTGAGTAACCCTGAGCAATTTCAAATGGGCTTAAAGCCTCTGTGCCAGCAGCAAACTCACCTGCGTCCGCATAACGAACACGTAATGTATGAATTTGGCCGACTGGACCAGTCATAGGTTGAACACCAACAAGCTCATTAGCTATAACAGTTGGCATTACACGTCTGATAACTGGTAAAATAACTCTGTTAAGAGTTGCAACATTACCGGCGGAAGTAGCACCTGATGTAGCGGCTTCTGACAAATACTGCTTAGTATTTTCAAGCGTTGCTGCCATTACAGATTTCTTGTTGCCTTGTAGGCCTTCAAGTAGTGCGTTTTTGGTCTCCTGCCAGCGACTTTCTAGTAGTTCTGACATCATTATCTCCTTAATTTAATCCTGCAAGACGACGAATGTCTACTACATTGTTATCGTCTGCGTCTCTACTAACGTTAGATGTTTCACGGTTGCCTGTAATTTCTTTGCCTTCTACTAATGCCTGTTTTCTGGCTGGAGTCTTACCGTCGATAACACTCGGTAAATACTTGTCAAACTGAGTTCTTAACTTTGCAGTTTGGACAGATTCCAGTAAGTCTGTCATAATTTCACGTTGATCTTTACTTAATGGTTGTATTAAATCATTAAGAATATCTTTTCTTTGAGCTTCTTCAGCAATACGTCTAATTTCTGCTTCTCTAGTTTCAACTAAACGTGCTTGTTCTTCAGCTTCTGCTTTTGCTTCTGCAAGTTGCTTTTCTTTTACGTCAACAACTTTCATTAGTTTTGCAGTTTCTGATTTTTCATTCAGATAGCTGTTAGAATATTCTGCTGCGAAAGCTTCAAACAACTTACGACCAAAGTCATTTTTACGTGCTGCTTCAATATCTTCTTTAAGTTGAGTCATTTCTTTAGTAAGACCTTTCTCAACTGCTTCTGATACTAGTTTTGCACTTCTTTCGACAAAAGTTTTCTTAACTTTTTCGAAGTGTGACTTAGCTTCGCGTACTAAACGTACTTTTGTTTCTGCTAGGTCTTTTTTATCTTCGTAAAACTCTGCTATTTCATTAGCAAGTGCTTCTACAACAAATTCCTCAAGCTGGCCGAACTTGTCTGCCATAACTTTTTGATCTTCGTGTAGTTCAGAAACTTCTTTTGATAGCTGATCAAAAACAAAACCTTTCATTAGATCTGCGTTTTCACGCATTGCTATTGCATATTTTGCTTTTGCTTCTGCTAACTGTTTGCGATCTTCTGCAAACTCAGCAATTTCTGCTTGAAGACGTTCTTCGAGCATAGCATCAACGGCTTCCACCATTTGCTGCTTATCATGCTCATACTTTTGTGCAAATTCTTCGCGGAGTTCAGCAGTTACTAACTGCTTGTTCTCTTTGATTTTTGCATTCCAAGCATCTTCAATTTCAGCACGTACTTCTTCTGAAACGACATCGTTCTCGAAAAGTGTTTTTAGTGCTTCCAACATATTATTCTCCTCAATTTTATCGGAGCTTGCTGATTATGTTAATCAGCGATTCCTTTAGATACTTCTGTGCCTTTTCGTCGTGTCTTGTTGCCTGTGCTAGTTCGTATGCCTTGTACCCACCACGTGCATTCATTAAATGCTCGTAAATAGGCGTTGGATACGCCCCAGGAGCACTAGGCTGAGCAACAACGTCCACGGTGATAATTTCAAAACCTGAAACTTCACCGCTTCCGTCTTCGCTTACATTGCCCGATCCCCTTGACGAAACACCTAGTTTAACTCCTGCTTCCAGCATTGTTTGAACTAGTTGTCCCATTGGGGTTGGTAGGATTTTTAATTTTCCGTAACCGTTTGGTCCGTCCATCCACATTTCTGTAATCATATGGCTAACACGGTCCAAGTTTATGTTTAGGCCTTCTGGATGATCAACTTCTCCGAGAACACTATATCCTCCAGTTATTTGATCGTTGAGAGTTTTGACAGCCCTGCCGATTTCATTTACAGGATACACTCGCTGATTTGCGTTGCGTACTCCGCCCTGTATACAAATGCCCTTCATGTAAAGGTCTTTGCCTTCATTAGCAGATTCAACGACCATTTGTGCTTGGTCAAATGTCAAATGCTCTCGTAGATTAATCATCTAACAAGTCCTCTTATGAGCCGAGTGTGGACTTCTTGTTCACACCGCCTGTTTCGCCTGCGCCTTTTTTCTCAGCGCCGTGGCCTTTTGGTTCAGCTTTCATCGACTTTCCAGCTTTTCCACCTGGTACATTAACGTTACCTGCGTTTTCTTCTGATTCACTTGGATTCAAAAGTCCACCTGCTGTACCTTTTGTATCAGCTTCGCCACCTGCTACGAGATTAGATGATGTTCCACCCATATCGTTTTTGCTGGCTACAGTTGACTTTGTGTTTGTACCTGATGCTTCTGCTTTATTAGAGTTAGATGCTTCTAAACCGCCTTTGCCAGCAACTTTTTCTACGTATTCACGCATTTCTTCTGTTGCTGATTTTGGAGATTCGTCAACTTCTTCTTCTGCTTCGTCAACTTCTTCGTCAGTTGCTTCACCAAAGTCAAAGGCTTCTTCTTCGCCTTCTTCTTCTTCGCCTTCGTCCTCGTCGCCCATGTCCATGTCAGCAGCGTCATCTTCGTCGCCTTCATCAGACATCATTTTTTCAAATTCAGCTTTGAGGTCATCTAGCGCATCTTCTAGGTCAACTACGCGATCTTCTAATTCTTCTTCGCCTTCGTCGCCTTCTTCGCCTTCGTCGTCCATGGCATCTTCAATGTCACCCATCATGTCATCTGCTGGATCACCGCCCATGTCGTCGTCGGCTTCAACTTCAAATTCATCTAAATCAAAACCTTCTTCAACGTCATCATCAGAAGCTTCATCAACTTCCTCGTCTGATTCGTCTACTTCTTCGTCTGTTGCTTCATCGACTTCTTCGTCGGAAGCTTCGTCAACTTCTTCCTCGGAAGCTTCATCAACTTCCTCTTCGGATTCTTCGTCTACTTCGATATCGTCTTCCAAAAGATTTTCATAAATCTCTCTGGATTTTTCTACAACGATTTCGTGGAATAATTCTTGTGCTGCTTCTTTGTTCTCGTTTACGAGAAGTTCAAGCATCTCTTCAAATTTGTTACGATCTGCCATTTTTTTCTCCTATAATGAAATGTTACCTATGGTAAGGCTGTCCATATTATTTATAAAATATGTAGATATACGAGTGGAAATAGGGCCAAAATAGCCCGTTTTGAGAGAAAAACTTTAAATTTCAAACAATTTTTGAAATTCTTCAATTGTTATTGTTTTAAAATTATCAAATTTATTTAGTTCTTCAGGACGATAGTTATCTTGTGTTATTACTCTTACATAGTTTATATGAGGGTGATTTTTTATAACATTAGACGTTTGTCTCATCCAATTTCCAAAAAATGTAGCACCGTCTGTGCTTTTTTTGTAGTTAGGCGTGTCTGCATATATGTTATTAAATCTTTTTCCGTCTTCTAGTCCTTTATAATCAAATCCTAGTATGTAGATAGTTCCGTATCCATGCTGACTTGCTAACCATAATGCTGTTGGCCCGCTTGACCAGCCTTTTGAAGGATTAAAAAAATTAAATTCTTTATATTTTGTTAAAGACCTCTGCGGGTTTGTCCATATATTTGGATTTTTTTTGTGGTATCCTTCTCTATGTAATTCTAAACACATTTTTACATCTACTGCAATTAAGTAATCAGGATCAAATGTTCTATAAATTGCATTACAAGCATAAACTGTTCCTATAGGCTTTAAACTATAGGGGTCAATAGTACGTCGACTTGTACCGTTGCCAAGAACAAAACCAATCGATTGTAATTGTTTTTGAGATAAGCCTACTTTTGTTTCAACTACAGGGACTTCTTTTTTAATTGTTTTGGTTACATCTTGTTCTAAAGCAGGTTTAGTTTGTGTAGGTTTAGAATTTGTTCTTTGTTTATACTGAAGTTCTCTAGCTTTTGCAAATTTTTCTATTTCTTTTTCGCGGCGGCGCCAAGCCATTAACTTTTTAGCTTCTGACTTAGAAAGATTTTCTTTGGAAACTTTTGCCAATGATTAAACCCCGCCTTCTGCATTTGCGGCAATACCATACATTTGACGAACAAAATCAAGTTCTTTAATTTGTTCTTCTTTGTGTTGCTCGCTTGCTTTCCTGGCGCGGTTTATTTGTCGTAGTGTTAATCTAGTCTTGCGTGTGTCATCATAGTTTACAGGAGACTCATCCTCTTGAGGCTCATAACGATCGTCCTCTATAGGTTCGAGTGTTTCTTTATCGTAATAAAATAATTCACGCAATATCATAGTTGTATTTATACCGTTTGATCCGTTGCCGGTGGTGTTGCACCAGGTTCAGTAGATGTAGCAGTATCAGGAGGAGTTCCTTCGCCTCCTTCTATCGGAGCCTCTCCTCCTGGAACTTCGGCTTCCATTCCAGCCATGTCGCCCTCAATACCTGCACCGCTAATACCTGCACCTCTCATTTCTCCTGCTGCATCTGTTCCTGGAGGTGTAAGATTTTCATCATTTTCTTCTCTCCATAAACGTTCGTTTTCTGCTAGTTCTTCCTCTGTAAG